AAGCCGTCTGTCTTCATTCTAAAAGCACTAAACATCGCTCCAGTTTCAAAGAAATTAAAAGGTTTATCTTTTGTTTTTGGATAACCTCTTCCAAAGCCTTTGTAATTTCTTTTATATGAATTTGATAACAATCCTGTTGGTAATATACTATTCTTAAACAATTGGTCTTCCCTATTCAAATCAATTATTTCAATCTCTTTCTTATAAGCTATTTTACTAACTTCCACAGGAATACTATCCCTAACTCTTATCAGGTTTTCTAAATAGGTTGCTGCTGTTGCCATAATTTTTTAAATTTAAAATAAAGGTATGATAATTAAATATGTTTCCAAGTTTTTCTTAATTTTATTTGAGAAATAGTAACTATATGTACATTATATAATGAGGCTAATTTTTTTTGTAATAAATTACTTTTTCTTATTTCCAAAACATCTTTTTCTTTTAATTTAGAATAACTTGTATCTTGTCCTTTTTTAGGAATATACAACCCGATTAATAAAGCGTGTTTTGTGTTTTCAGAAGCTGTACACCATTCAAGATTTTCTACCCTGTTATCCGTTTTAATTCCGTTTTTATGGTTTACAAATGGTTTGTTATCGGGATTTTCTATAAAAGATAAAGCTACTAATCTGTGAATAGTAAAAGGTTTATTTTTAAAATCATTATTTGATAAATTTATATGCAAATACCTTCCACTATTACTCTGTTTCAATATATTTGTTTTTGAAACAAAAAAACCTTTCCCGTTAAATACTTTTCTACTTAAACTTTTAACATTACCTAAATTAGATACCTGATATAACCCCTCGTAATCTTTAATGTCTTTCCAAACTTCCATAATACAAAAAAAAAGAATCCGTCAATGTTGCAGCATATCAGGATTCTTTAAATTAATTTTTTCTTGATTTCTAACTGCAATTAGAATTACAAATATACAAAATATAAATCAAAGGTAATAAAAAACCCGATACAAAATTGCATCGGGTTAATCAACTAATTAAAAAATGAAACTACACTACTACTACTGTACCAATATTAGATTCAAACAATAGTCCGTTACTTGCCACAAGCACTACCCCAGTACCATCAGTATTTGTAGTTTGTACTGTATAAGTACCTGCTACCGCTGTTGGTATTGTAAGCGTATAGGTTTTCGCATTTGAATCAGCCACAACCGCAGTATGTACTACTGTTGTTCCGTTTCTCTTAACCAAGAAATCCGCTGTCAAAAATCCCCCTGCATAATGTGTTTTATCAAGCAACGTTGCCGATACTACTAATGATGTTCCAGCTACTGCTAATGGGGCTGGTGTAAACAATACATCGTTAACTCCGTCTAACTCGCCCATTGAATAATCTAATTGACCTCCTGTAATCCAAGTCGCTCTCTCCATTTCAGCCATTGATGTATCAGCTAATTGAAGCATAAACTTAAATTCACTTGGGTTTGTTCCGTCTTTGCTCACATATTTATCTGTGAATACCATTGATGTTTTAAACCCTTTCACAATACCGCTTTTGGTTTGTGTCATAATTTTAGAACCATTGATGTCATAAAAAGCTACGTTTCTAACTCCGTTTGAGTTTAATCTTCGCATTGCTTTCCAGAAGTTCATTCCTTTGTTTCTAAACATTCCCTCAAATTCATAAGGTAATTCAGCATCTACTGACTTCTCGCCTGAACCATCCGATGTAGATATTTTAGCAGCCGCATCTACGTTTTTGAAACTTTCAAATCCGTTAATAAGGATAATATCATTTTTCTTTTGTGCTATTTGAATGTTTGCCAATGTTTGCTCATCTGTATAGGTATAAGTACCTGATGACAACTCTATCGCAACCACTCTCTGCCAGTCAAATTGACAACCTTGTTGTCCTGTTCCGATTGTGTTTCCTGCTCCGCATTCCACCACATTTAATTGATTTACTAATGCCATATTATTTTATGTATTTTTGAATTAATAATTGTTGAATTGTTTTCGTGTTTGATAGCGTTATGCTATCTCCTACATAGTAGGTTTTGTCTAAAGTAAATTGTTGTATTACTAAAAACGTTTGTTCTTTTTTCATCTTAAAATCTTATTTGCCTTATGCAGTTACTAATTATTTGAATCTTAACATCAATTACAATAGCATCCCAAACATCTAAAGTAAAATTATCTTTACCGTTACCGTAGTTAGGAAACTCTTGCATATCATAATTCCCACTCCAATTTACTACACCGCACCTATCAAAACATTTTTCAATATTTCTTACTAATGGATATAATATATTTTTATAACTCATCGCCCAACGCTCCTCGTTAGTCAAACTTACTTCTGTGTTTCTACACGCTAAAACTAACTTTAAATTAGCCTCACATGTATTACCAAAAGTTTGCTGTACAGATTTGTTTGATGTTTGATAAATCAAAGGATAAGGACTTGTGTTTGCTTTTGAATATAACTCTAGTTGCTGTTGTAAATGAAATTCGTTACCCCATTTATATATTGGCTTGAAACCATCTATTTCAGGTAGCTGTTCAAAGATTTCTGTTAATTTTTCTTCTACAACTATCATAGTCCAAAATGATTTATTACAGTTTTTGGCTGAAAATATGTTATGTCATAAACAGCTTTGTTCTTTGTCAAATAATCATATAACGATACTTCGTTACTTAAATTAATTCCATTGAAAGACATCGCTATTCCGTTCCAATTATCAGTAAACTGAACTTTGTTTAGCATCATACTACCAATATACATCTTAATAAACTTGTTCCATATAGAAACTTGTTTTATAGATGGGTCTTGTGTCGTTGCATTCTCTGACTTTGCTATCTGCATACCTGTTGTTGTATAGGTACGATAATCATTAGCCAAATAATAGAAAAAAACATAATAAGCTATTAAACTCACTTTTTTTCCTCCTATCGTGTAACGCAACCCTCTCCAATCATCTTTCCCATCAACTAAATCTTTCCATTTTTGCAAGGCGGTAATTTTCCAACTACCGTCCTGCTCAAATTGGTTGTATAATTCAGTTGCTTGTGCAAATCCTAAAACATCTAACATCAATTCTGATTCCTTATCCTCAATCTCTTGTGCTAATGCACTAGATGGATTCAAATTATTACTACCTATACTTGGTTGTAAAACCGCATTAGGTATGTATAACTCTTTTCCCTCAAAGTAACTAGAATCGATTATCATTGTTTTTAGTTTTTAGGTTGCTTTGTAACTGTCATTGTGGGTTCTGCTTCTTCAATCTTTACATCTTTCGCTAACTTTGCCAACCCTTTAGTGATTAACTTGTCTGCGTGTACTTTGTGCAACAAATAAGTTTCATTACCCATTGTTACTGTTTTGTAATCCGATGCTTTGTCAAAAGTTGCAGTTCCTACAATCTTTTCTTCTTGTTCTTTAATACTGAAATTAGGCATATTTATTTAATTTTAAGTTAAGGTTTCAATAAAGCAGCTTTTACAGTCGCTAATGATGCTGACATAGCACCAGGCAAATTGTTTTTAGCCACTCTCAAAATAGAGAATACCTCGCCAATGGCTGATTTCTCATTTTTGATGAATTGGTCGTTGTAAGTTCCAAACCTTAAAATAAATCCTGAATGAATTTCTTTGTAGATTGAACTATCCATTACCACTACTGTACCTAAAGTTACTCCATTGTTAGCGAAAACTCTCAAACCATTGATTTGACCATTTTGCATATAAGGAAGTAATCTCGAATTACCATCTGTGTCTTGTGTAAACATTGTTGTTACAATATCGCTTGGGTGCATAATAGCAACATCTGCGTTAAAGTTCATTCCGTTAATTACAGATTGCAATGCAATTACTGCTAATCCGTTATCAGGAATTACTAATGTATCGTCCATTACAGATGATGTATAAGCTGTGCCGTTAGTCACAATTTGTGCTAACAAGCCTTTTTGCCACTCACGGATCACTTTATCTTCAAACAAAGATAAAATCTCTGCATAAAGCATATCATTATCCATTTCAAACTCCTCTGTCCACTCGATGCGACCTGCATATTTCTTACGAGTTGTAAGTGTACGGATGAATGTATCGCTTGTCAACGGTTTTGTTCCACCCTCAGCCACTAATGCTACTGCACCTTCTGCTGTCGCTTGCTCATTTTTAATGATTTGTTGTGGAACTTTTGCCACCTGACGGTTAGAAATTACATTTAAAATGAAGTTTTCAGGGTATCTGATTACAGAAATACCTCCCTCAAACTCATAATTCTCATTTATCGGCAATAATACTCCTGTATCATTTGTTTGTGCTGTTGAGGCAGTAAATTTAGTAGCGGCTCTCTTTGCACTAAATTCAAGTTCAAAATCTTGACCTGTTCTAATTGCTTCGCTAATTTTTGACTTGTTTTTCTCAATCGCTTTTCTCAATTGGAATTTTTCAAGGTCTGACAAACTTCTAGTCTGTTTTTTCTCCATCGCTTCCATCGCCTCTGCAATGTTACGAATTTGAGCAGCAATAGTAACCGTGTTACCATCTTTGTCTTTCTCTTCTGCACCAATAGTGGCTCTTAAAGCCTCGTTAATTGATTTAGAATAATTCTCGTCTTGGTTTTTAGCACGCTCATCTAATGCTGTTTCAAATGCCGAAACGAACTTAATTTGGTTTTCATCTAAAGTTGCACCATTTTTTTCCAATGCACTTCTTAAATTAAATCTTCCCATTCTTTTTTTTGTTTAAAAAATTGTTACTTTCCCTTTTTGTACTTCCTCTTTTACTTCCTTTGGAGTGTTCGTCACGGCTCTTGTCGCTAAAAGATTGTGTAAATCGTTTATTTGCTCTGGACTAAATTTGTCCAAAATTGCTCTTTCTTGTAATTGATTAAAACTTCTTAATTGTGCATTCTCATCGCTCGAAAATGTTACCAATGAAATCTCTCCCAAACGTATTTCTTTAAGTATGTAAGCATCATCGGCTTCGCTGTACTCTGTTTTATCCCATACATAGTTAAACCCATACGATAATTGTCTTAATACTTTTTGTCGAACTTGAGCCATTGCCTCATCAGCATATCTAACTCCATCAATTATATCTGCTTCAAAATATAATCCGTAATCATCTTCCTGTAATACTTTTGGTCTTGCTAACATCTCTGTTTGCCTGTGTTGGTTCAAAACCAAAATAGGGTTTTTATTACTCCCAACTCCTCTTGCATTTAAACTATTTTGAGTAGCACCTTTCAAAACTATTTCATTATAGTCATTCTTACTACCCCACACTATCGGATAACCCTTAATTTCTCTTTCGTTAAACTCAAATTTAGACCGTACATTATCAATTGGCAATGCTATCGGATTTTTATATAACTCCCTATGTGCTTTAAATTCTAATATCTTATTTTCCATTGTACTTTTCTTGTAAGTTAGTATATGCCTGTGTCATATCGTGTCCACTTGCAGTCATTTTATCTAAATTGTCTATGTAAAGACCATCAGCCTCTAATCCTGCTTTTTTATCCTCTTGCAATGCTTCAATACCTGCAAAGTTAGGCTTAAACTCCCACTCACTAGGCAAATAAAATATTTTTGTCAAATCTTTCGCCACCTGCTCACAACTAGACTTTATTACATTCTGCCAAAAACTCTTTTCAGCAATCAGCTGATTACTAAATGTAGCATTATCTTTCTTTGGTATCAACTCTTTATTAACCCCAAAAACCCCTGCTATCTTAATCGCATTCTCTAACGTTTCGTCAAATGGCTCTAATTCCTTAATAGTTCCCAATGTTTTTATAAACTGCAACGGTACACTCGACAAACCTATGAAACTCTTATCACCTATCAACCCATTTCTTTCTTGCAAGTCCTTCAACATTGTATCTCTTGTAATCGGGTCTATTGCCTCCTGCAAACTTGCCCCTCCGCCTCCTACTGGTGCTTTTGCCAATATCCCTGCATTACCATTCTTCGCGTATACATTATACCTCGCCTGATAAACCGCCAATATATTATTTATATTCTTTTCACAAGCCCATAACAAACTCTTACCCATTCCACTTTCTGTTATCCCAGTAGGTGTTCTATGTAAAACATATCTAGGCGACAATTTATGCTGATAAAAAAATATTGTACTGTAATAATCTATCAAATCATAAACCGACTTCATCAAAAAAGGATTTGAAATCTCTTTCTTCAAAACAGCCCTAGTAACATTTGGCTTCAATACCCAAATATTAGTAATATTGTCAATTGTAGGGTTCACAATACTATCAGCAGTCTTTGTATAAACATAACTATTGCCATCTGCCAACTTCGAGAACACCATCTGATACACTATATCTGGCAAGGTGTCAATAGGATTTGGCTTCTCTAACTTCGCTTGCAAATTTCCACTCGGTATCACAATCTCCTGAGTTGATTTATTCACTATGTCATACTTTATAGAACTACAACGCTCACTTATTGCATCAATTGGTATGAAAACCTCCGCTATCGTATTGGCTAAATCAAAAGCTTTCTCTTGGTCAAACTTCACTAGCTTGTCGCCATTAACCCCATTCATATACTGATTGAAATACGATAACCAAGCACCATCGTTCATCTGCTCTGCAAATCCAGATGTCGCTTTCTTTTTACCAAAAAGTTTCCAAGCCATTTATATTGAATTTTTGTTACAAATATACTTTTTTTTTTAATATCAATGCTTTTTTATAATATTTTTATTATCCATACAACAATCCCTTATACTTTATCTTAACTATACTAGCACAAGCACACAAACTGTCAATAGCATCCTTCCTGTGTAAATTACTTCCCTCTCTGTCATAACTCGTCACATCTTTGATGAAATTAGCATACTGCTGATTCGACTTGTAATTCTCATCAAATATAAAATGATTCTTCACAAACTCCACATTACTCAATATCCTAGCCTCCTTCGGCATCGTACTCGTAAATGGCTTAACTGTCGTAGTATTACTCAAATCCCGCTTCAATAAAACATAACTCGCAACACCCAAACCATTTACTTCCAAAAATACCTCCTCGATAAAATGACCCCTGCTCTTGTCTATAATTACCTCATTCACAACCTCTATCCCATCTTTGCTATATATCACATCTTTTACAAAACAAACAACTTTTTTCTCGATAATAGCAACGTGTATGAATGGAACGCTAAAATAATCACCACCAAAGTTACTAGGGTCGCCACAAGCAAACTTAAACACCACACTGTCAAAAGGAACTTTACTCAAATCC